CCCCTTGTCTTGTTCGCGATGCGTCTTGATGAAGGCGGCCATCTCAGCCTTCGTGCGAGGATATGCCTCGACTTTCTTTTCCACTACCTTGCAAGGGGTGGGGCCTGCCTTCGTGCGGGCTTCTGCTGTTAGATACCCTACCATGAGGCAAATAGCTCCGAATATGGCTTGCCCTGGTAGCATGCTGTACTTTGCCATCTATGACTCCTTAAAGTGGCCCTCTAGAACCGCCTAGAACGGCCGATCAGATAGGCGGTAAGGGGGTAACCTACCCCCGAAAGTGCGGCCGTCCTACGCCCCTGTTTTAAGCCTGGTAGCGACGATGTCCGCGTCCGACTCCCGCCTCGATTCGACCTCGGTTTGGACTTCAATGTATTTATCCAGGAAGTGCTTGGCCTTTTGCAGGTCTTGCATGCCCCCCTTCTTCTTCCATCTGGTCACGTACTTGGTAATCTGGGCCTGGAAGTAATCCAGGTCGTTGGCTACCACATAGTCCCAGTGTTGAATCGGGGTCTTATAATGCTGACCCCCTACTTGCTTACTGTTCGCACTCATCCAATAACTCCTTGACGCGGTTGAGAACCTCCAGAGAGGGCTGATTGGTTTGAAGCCAATGTATGCCGTTGAGAAATATGCGGCGCATTCCCTTGTTGCCCATGGCCATCTCCTCAGCGGCCTTGTAGCACAGATCGAGCATATCTGCCTGCTTCAATATGCGCTCCTCGTCCTCAGTCAAGACGATGTCGGGGAGTTGATCCTGCTCGATGATGGCCAACACCTTCTTCAGCCCAGGATACATCCACTTAGCTGTCGCCGGAACGTCCCCAGTGAATTGCTCCGCCAGATCGTGGTACAGAGCAGCCTTGAGCAGGTTCGCGGATGGCTGGTAGTTGGTCAGAAGGTTACAGAGCATGGCTACATTAGCCGAGTGGTGACCTACGGTTTCCTCAACCAGTAGGTTCACCGTGTGGAATCGCTTGACTGCATTGCCGGCACGGTAGTCCATCAGAACCTCCTCCCAAGCCAAGCTACGCAGGCATGCTGCCAGGCCGGATCAGCTATGGACTCCGCTATGTTAATGGCCCAGCCGATCTTCTTCTCTTTGTGAGCTATCCAGGCCAGAAGTACCGGACGGGCGACCATGTAGAAGAATGAGTTGGCTCCATCCATATGGGGATCGTCCATGAAATTGGTCAAGTCCTGGAACCACTCGGTAGGGTTGGTTACCACAGGGTATGGCTTCCAACCGTATTTGAGATACAGGTCGGTCGAAAAGGGTTGGCTCAGCACAATGTCCATTCTCGGCGCGTTGGGGTAGAAGTGCAGGTTGTTACTGAACTGTCGGTAGTCCCCAACTGTCACATCTAGCATTCCTGCAATGACCTCCTGTAGGAATGAGAAGTGAACTGCATTCGCCCCGTAGCAGCCCCAGACAGCATCATTGGAACGGTTACATACCGTCATATTGAGCTTGTTGTACCGCATGTCGAAATAGATTTGGGTATTGCAGGGGATGTCCTTGCTATTAGTACCCAGATCGAACGCGGGGTCGAACATGGTGAGCACAGCTCTGCGGGTAGTGGGATCGCGCTTGAGCAACTCCACTAGGTAGGTTATTTGGTCAAACATGAAATGCTTCCGCCAGCGGTGGCCATATGCCCCATCAAAGGTGCCGTCGTCATTGGCGTACTGTCCCATACGGCTATTGAAGTAGATCAGGAACTCGGCGTCATTGCGCCCGTCCATCATCCAAAGACACTCCATCAGATGGAAGAATGGGTTGGCGTCACGCTCAGGGCTGAACAGAACACGCTCGGTGGGACGGTAGTAGGTGGTGCACACCGGTTCGGGAGCCACAATGACCTTTCCGTTGCGGGATTCCTCAGGTACGCCCTCCTCCATGAGGTACAACATCCCCTCGGTGTAGGCGCCATTGACGTTGTCGGCTTCGATATTGATCATGATAGTCCTTACATGTAGGGGATGGGTCGGGGTAACCAGCCGCCGGTGCCAGGCTCGACAATGCAGTAGGTCTCAGCGGCCTCTCGCATTGCGTCACTGATCCGATAGCCGAACTTGGTTATCAGCCACATATTGTACGCCTCCAGGTAGCCTTCAGCCGTGGGCTCAACTTCAATGCCGAAGTCTGTAGCATAGAACTTGGCATTGAGGTGGATCTTGGCGCAGGCTGTATCGCTGAGCCAGATGAGTTGTGGTTGAGCCTCGGCCATGGCCCTCCAGCAGTCCTTGAGGTGGGGCGTTTTGATGGTAGCCACGGACGGGTCGAACATGATTGCGTCGAAGTCGTGCAGGTGATCGCACGTAGGCAGTCTGTCGAACGAATTGGGCACGTACAGCACGCTTTCCTCAGGATAGCGGGTGCGCAGGTAATCCACCAGCACGGGGTCGCGCTCCCAGAAGGTATGCTCCACCCCAGGGATGGTCTGGTCGATGACCTGAGCCGTGGCACCTACCCCGCCGAAGACATGCAGCACTTTCTTCATGGTAGTCTGGAGGTACTTGGGGAGCAAGGTGGTCAAGGCCGTCAAGTGGCGACGTACCAGGGTCGTGTCCTTCTGGAGGAAGTCCTGATAGCTGTCTCTGACTTTGGTCTCCATGACCTGTTCCAGTCCGATGGGGAGTTCGATGACGAACCCGTTGATGTTCTGCACTTCGATATGCATTATGCGGCTCCTGGGTATTTGCTGCGGGATGAACCTCTGACGTACTTGCTGAATTCACAGAGGCAATTCTGGGTGTTCTGGGCGTCGAGCATGAGGGGCAAGAACTCTTGAAGCTTGTTAACCTCCATGTTAAACTCTGGTTGCTTCCACTCCCTATTGGGCGTGTTGAGGACATGGTTCAACCCCCGTTGGCTGCCTGGTCCTGGGGCGCAGAAGTCCCAATAGTCTGGGGCGTGGCCTAGCACCTCGGTGCGCTTGAGGTCAGCCACGAACTGAGCCGCCATGAACGACCCGATGCGAGGCAACTTCTGAAGCTCTACCCAGGCTTGCCGACAATGGTTAGGGATGGCTAGGTTCTGTACAGTCGCCACCGTCTTGCAGACACTGATCTCCTTGGGAGTGCCGTCCATCTCGGCGGTGATCATGTAGGCGCCGGTCCATGTCTTCTCCCCACGATTGATGCGGGCACGAATGCGATCTGCGTACTCCACCCAATCTTGGCCTACGTCAGGGAAACCAATCTCAGCCAGGGTATCCGGCCAGTTGATCATGCGGGCTATGACGATGGCTTCCACGATCAGGGGATGGTGCTCGTAGGGCTGGATCCAGTTGTCGTACACCCACCGGCTGACCATGTCGTCGTTGCGATTGACGTTGCAGAAGCGATACTGCTGGAGAATCGGGTCGGCGGTCCAAGGCTTGGGCATGCCCGCCTCTTTCCTGATCCTGATGGTCTCCCGCTCCTGGACGAACCAGAGGAAGTTGTCCATCATGTTAGCAGGTCCAGAAGCTGACGACCGCAGTCCTCGTTGTACTTGAGCTCGACCACATTCTCCTTCATACGAATCAGACGAGCCTTGAGCGACAGTATCGGCTTGATGCGCTCTCGCGTATTGCGCTCGTTCAGGGGTTTAGTGTTGCCCGCGGCCAGACGCCTCGCCTTGATGCGCTCAATGCAGACCTCGATGGGGGTATCCAGGAAGGCCCAGATGTGGTTCCTCCCATACTGCTGCATTTCCAGGCCGATCTTGCCGAAGTAGGTGGAGAGCAACAACCCCTCGTAGATGACGTGTCCCTGCCCCGCATACTCATGGATCAATCTGATCTGCTCGTCCACCGACGTCACCCCATCCATACCGCCGCAGGTGTTCTCATACGGGCCGAGGATGTACACCGGACTGGTCAAGGACTGCACCACCAGCCGGTATGCCTCAGGACGCTTAGGGTTGGGGCCCAGCGGGGTGACCTCCCCGAACTCCATCAGGTCACGCACCGCGGTGGTCTTACCGGCGCCACTCGTGCCGTGCACTTTAATGATTAGCATGCGATAGCCTCGTCCAGATACTCGTTGATCCCTTCAGCGCTGTCGACCGCATTCTGCATGGCGTCGATAGCTTCCTGAGCCTTGTCCCCCTTGTCCCCGTTGGCCAACCCTTCAGGCATGTTGTCTAGGTAGTCCTGCTCCCCATTCAGACAGTCCTGAATGATGGTGACTTGCGCCTCGATGATGGCCTTGGCTGCTTCCAGCTTCTTGCGACGTTCAGCATTCATTTCACTACTCCTTTGGTTGAAAGAACCTATATTCTACCCTATCAGACCGTGGGCAGGTATCGAATCTTTTTATGAGGTCGATCGGATACGTTGGATGGCCTCCAGCAGGTCATTCTGCTCCCGCCCTTTGATGGATAGCGCCTTGAGCACCTTCTCATCCAGAGTGCCCTCGGCCACTAGGTGGTGGACTATGACCCGATCTGCTTCCTGTCCTTGGCGGTACACCCGAGCGTTGGCCTGATCGTAGAGCATCAAGTCCCATGGCACCCCGACCCAGCAGATATGTGAGCACGCGCCCTGTAGATTGAGGCCGATGCCGATAGTGGCTGGGTGGCCGATCATTACAGGGTGCTTCCCCTCATTGAACTCGTTGATGAGCTTGTCGGGGTCTTTGGAGGTGGTCAGGTTGGGCACGTTACCAAGGGCTTCTATGATGCGCTTCACGTCGTGGATGAACTCGTAGAATACCAGCAAAGGCTGACCTTGCAGGTCTTCCACTACCTCCTTGAGCGCGGCCATTTTGTGGTTATGGATGAACTCCGCAGTACCGTCAGCGCGGTACAAGCCACCGTTGGCTATCTGCCTGCAGCGCCCGCCAGCCACGGCTGCATTAGGAGAGGCGACGGTCTCACCACTCTCAAGTAACAAGATGAACTCGCGCTCCATTTCCTTGTATGCCGCCATGACTTTGGCGTCCAGTTTGA